CTGGAAATGGCCACCCTTGGCTGGGTCGATTGGTTCAACAACCGTCGACTGCTCGGGCCCATCGGAAACATCCCGCCAGCGGAGGCTGAACAGAACTTCTATGCACAGCACGATGTGCTCGATATGGTCGCGTAAAATGAAGCTACAGGTCTCCGGTAAAACTGGGGCGATTCACAGAATATGGCGGCACCCAAACGAGCCAACTTTACGGTCAGGTGCAGCACACTTTTGGCAATAACCGGATCCCCTGGTGCCAAGGACTATGACATGATTGCAAGGGGCATGAAGGCCCATACGAACCTGCAAGCTCAAGGCGGAACGGCTATTTTTGATTTTCTCAAAAGAAGGGAAGACGGAAGAAAGATTACATTCAGGTTTTCAGATGGTTATGTTCGAGACAGTTTGCGCAGATCCAACGACCGAACGAGCAAATTTGCAATGATTGACGTCGACACGATCGGTCGATTGAGCACCCCTAAGCAAATTCTTTTTTATACACGGGCCGTAATGGCACAGGGAAGCACCTTCCCCATGTTCACTCTGCCGTGGTCAGCAGAGAGAACTGCGCCTTGGAGGGACGTCAAAAGGTCGTGGCTCAGTGCTGCAGAGCGCCTGAGCAAACTCTTGGGCCAAGACTATCTCCTTGAACCGATGGTCGATGCCGAGACGGATGAGGTTTCCCGAGTCAAAGTGAAAATCGTGAAGAAAGTCTCCGCCTGGGGACCTGAGAAGCTGTTTCCCAGACAGGCTGACCAATCTGTATGTGCTGTCATTTCTGGAAAGGCGCGGTCGTTGTCAAAGAGTGAATTGCAGGAACGTCGAAAGTGGACCCGCGCCGATAGTCCATAATGTCTCACGAAGAAATAGAATTCGCGTAAAATGCCGCCCACTTGAGTGTGGGCGGCTTTGTTTTTAATCAGTCACTTAGAGTGGAGCAAAAAGAAGGGGCCACCACCTCCACTGCTCGTATTTGTCGCCTTCCTGCTCGACATGGATGTAGCGGCTCAGACTTCCGTCTGGCGAGTGCCCAGTGTACTTAAGGATTTTATCCCGGCTGCCGCCGCCGAGACCGATTTCGAAGAAGCGCGAAATTGCATCGTGCCGAAGATCATGGAAGTGCAGGTCGTCGATTTTCAAGATCTTGCAGGCTTCAGTGAACAGACGGCTGATCGTATCTGAATGGTAAGGAAAAATACGCTCATCGGATCGCGGCATTGATGAGATGATTTTCATCCCTTCTTCGGTGATCCAAGTCTCTTTATCGTTCCCGACCGTCTCACGAGGATGCTTCATATCCCGGACTACAAGGCGCGCGTTACTTGCATCGAAATCACTCCAGGCAACCAAAGACAACGCCTTTTGACGATGAGCCAAAGCGATAGCTGCACCGATCAGCTTGTGCATCGGGACGCGCCGCGTGTCGGCCATGTAGTTATCGTGGAAATACGCCATCAGCCGATCCATCTCATCGAACGTTGGTCGACGGTTTCTCTTGGCTGATCGTGCGACGTAACCTTGGTGTGTGAGTGTGAGTTTAGCAGTCTCGAATTCGGCAATTGGCATTTCAATCCTGCTGATTGGTCCACCGTACCGAACGACTGTGCGCAAGGTTGCCATATACGAATTGACTGTTTGTGGCTCCCGAGGTTTCAAATCATAATGTTCCCGGCAATCCAAATCCTTATCTGCCGGCGGGGCTTGTACGCCCCTGAGTAAGTCTTGGGCCAGCTTGAAGAAAGTATGATCGTCCGTATCCTCTACTGCGATTTGTCCGAAATCAAGGCGCTGGAGGTATGCGAGATTGGCTGTTTTCGTCTTTCCGAATCCATTCGGAGATGCAGCGCTATAATCGGCGATCACATCGGACCATGTCTTGCGTTGTTTTGATTGAATTGCTTTGTCCAACGCGCCTTTGGCTTTCAGGTCGCTCTCGCGTTGTTTGATCCAGCGCTTTGCTGATCGCTCATTGGGGAATGTTTCGGTCAGCGTCAGGACGACTTTGCCCTTTTGCTTCTTTCTAATAGTAGCGGTATAGCTCTGTGATCCGTCCTTCTTTGCGCGCGTCATAATGGTTCCCATGGGAATTTCCTCTCAGATGTGTGTTTCGATATCCGGAAAATCGGCTCAAGAACCGGTGGGTGGTTGGATCCATGTTCAAGGTTCGATAACTCACCGCTGTTGCGTTGATGTGGGCTGTTGCGATGCGGGAGGTTGCGGCCGTTTCCATGATGGAAAAACGGCGCGGAGGACCGCGTGCGCGGCGGTGCAACATTTCGGGTTGGGTGCAACATTTTGTTGCACCATTGGCAGAAACGGGGGCAAACAGGCCCCAAATAAAGGAAAACGGAACGGATGGCTGAGCAGGAAAACCCCATAAAAAAAGGGAGATCGGATGTAATCCGCGCAGCACGGCTTTCCGTGGCACCCATGACGTATGGTGCGCATTCAAACTATCTGAATGAACAGCACGTCAACACCATCATCAACATCGGGTCTGGCTTCATCACATGGGGCAATCGGGGCGCGACTGGTGATGACCTTTGGGTGTTCTTGGCTGTTCGCCGCACTGCAGATTTCATCAATGAAGCCATCGAAAAGGCTTACATGGAATTTGTGGACAAGCCGTTTTCGGCTGCGAACGTCAAGCTGATGATTGAATCTGGCAATGCCGCGATGCGGACCTTCATTGCTGAAGGCGCAATCATTGGGGGCAAGGTCTGGCTGGACCAAGACCTGAATGAACCGATTGCGCTGGCTTCTGGCCGCATCACGCTGTCGCTTGATTTCGAACCGCCTGCACCGATGGAAGACATCCGCTTCATCGCGCACCGCAACATCGAATATTATCTGGAATTGACCAAGGCGGCACTTCAGGCAGCAGCCTAAGTCCGGTCAATCCGCAAACCCACGATGCAGATGCACCACCAGTGCATCTGCACTGATGCCATCAGATGAATGGCCCATTCAGGAGATAAGATATGAAATCGACCCCGGCATTCCTGCTTCGCGATTGTGCGATGTGGCTGAACGAAGATGTGAAGGTTGGCCAAGCGTCAGAAATGACTATTCCACCCTTCAAAGTGAAGACTGACAAAATCCGCAACGCGGGCATGGTGATGGAGCGTGAAATTCGCCAAGGCTATGAACGCGAAAACGCGAAGTTCAAGATGACCGCTTTGGACCCGGCAACCGTCGCGGCCATCAATGGCATGCAGGGCACGACTGATACGCTGATGATTACAGGCGCGCTGGTCGATGAAGATGGCACTGTATCGAACGCGACATGCTACCTGCGTGGCTTCTTGAAGGAAGCTGACTTTGGCAGCTGGAAGGCTGGCGACAAGGCAGAAACTGACTACACCTTCGTGTGGGAATATCTGAAGCTGGAAATCGGTGGTTCTGAAATGATCGAAGCGGATGACTTCAATGTCTCTGTGGGTGGTCAGTCGCAGACAGCTGACATCCGTTCAGCCCTGCTTTTGAACTAAGGGGCCGCACAGATGGATTTACCAATTGAAGTGCCCCTGAAGCGACCTGTCGTGGTCGATGACAAGACCTATGACAAGCTGGCGTTCGATGAACCTGACCTTGGCACCCAAATCGAATATGCAGAACTGGAAGCATCATTTTCGGTGCCGCCTTCTTCTGTGGATGCTGTGCGTGTCCATTTGTTCTGGATTTCGCGCCTTGGCGGTATTCCGGAAGCTGTCGCCAAGAAAATCAAAAGCACTGATATTGATGCGATTGATGAAGTTGTCGAAGCAATTCTGAAGCCCATGTTCAAAAAGGGCGCGGACAAGATTGCTGGTGACGATTCGGGAAACGCACCCCCGGCAAAGTAGTGGAAGACTTGCGCTTTGCCGCTGGATTTGTGGCGTCAGTGTTATCGACACCGCTGCCGCAGGTCTTGCAGATGAAGGTATCAGATTTCATCAAGTGGCACGACACCGCACAAAAGGTCTTGGATGTCACGCGATTGAAATTTGAATAGCTTTAGTCGTCAGCCAGTGACTGCTGAAAAGCATTTAGCGTGTCCCGGTCGTTTGAACGGTCGGGGCCGCTTTGATGGGTGCATGCCCGGTAGAGGGTGAACAGCAGCAGTGCAAATGCACCTGCGCCCCAAATCCCGCCTGCATAAACACCTAAGACAACCGTCGCAGCGATGGCGGCAGCTATCATCAGAATGGCAAATATCATCGCAAAAATGTCCATGCCTTACAGATAGGCATATTACCCTAAAAATTCAAGGTGTGCAGCAACATGGCAGGCAAGCGGATCACAACGGAACTGGTCGTCAAGGCAGTTGACCAATATTCTGGCATGATCCGGAATATGTCTGGCGTGACTGGCCGCTTTGCTGAAAAAGTTCGTTCCGATATGGGGCGTCTTCAGGGCTTGCGCGGTCCGCTTCGCATGATCGAAGACTACAAGGCAGCGCAGTCCACGTTTGACCGGTCAGCAGTTGCGTTGCGCCGTTCCCGTGAACGGGTTGCTGAACTGCGCCGTGAAATGCGCGCGACATCGAACCCGACCAAGAAAATGACGCAGGATTTTGAGCGGGCAAAGCGCGCTGCTGAACGCCTTCGGTTGGCACATGAAAAGAATGGCACTGAATTAACCGGTCTGCAGGGCAAGCTGCGGTCTGCTGGCGTCAATACTGGTGATTTGGCTGGTGAGCAGCGCCGCCTGTCCAACGCTTTGGGTGCGGCGAACGCCAATTTTGCACGTCAAGCAGAGCGCATGCAGCGACTGAAGGTCATGCAGGACCGCATCACCGCCGGTCGTGAACGCATGGACCGTTCGTTGGCAAGGTCTGCAAACCTTAGCTTTGTCGGCAATGCTTCGATGCAAACAGGGCGGCGCATCCTGACTGGCATGTCTGCCCCAATCATGCAGGCGGTCGAATTCGAAAGCGCAATGTCAGATGTCCGCAAGGTTGTGGATTTTGAAAGCCCGGCTGCATTCCGTTCGATGTCTGAAGACATCTTGGAAATGTCCACGCGGATTCCGATTGCTGCGACTGGTTTGGCTGAAATCGTGGCGGCTGGTGGGCAATCTGGTATTGCGCAGGATGAACTGGCGCGATTTGCAGAAATGGCTGCAAGAATTGGCGTGGCCTTTGATATTTCAGCCGGTCAATCTGGCGAGTCTATGGCCAGTATCAAGACTGCCATGGGCTTAGACTTGGATCAAACGGGTTCGTTGTTCGATGCGATGAACCACCTGTCAAATAATTCAGCAGCGCGCGCTGAACAGACGCTTGAATTCTTGAACCGGGCTGGCGCTGATGGGTCAAACTTTGGTTTTGACAGCACGGAAACGCTGGCCATTGGTGCGGCGATGATTGCGGCTGGTGCTGGCGCTGACACTGCTGCCACGTCATTCCGAAACATGGGGCGGGCACTTGTCCGTGGTGAGGGTGCGACCGACCGTCAAAGCGGCGCTATGGAGCGCTTGGGGCTTAATTCTGAAGACGTGGCCCGTGCCATGCAGGAAGACGCGGTTGGCACCACTATGGATGTCATGCGGCGTTTGAATGAACTGCCTGACCATTTGCGTGCAACCGTTATGTCGGACTTGTTTGGGGATGAAGCCCGCGAACTGACAAAGCTGATGAACAACATGCAGCTGATGCCAGAAATGTTGGCGTTGGTCGCTGATGAAACCCAATATCTTGGCAGCGCTGAAGCGGAATATGCCGAACGGTCGCGCACGACTGCAAACAACATGCAGCTGCTGCGCAACCAAACCACCCGTTTGGGCATCAGCATCGGTGAAGTGGTTCTGCCACCCCTGAATGAACTGTTGTCGAAGTCGCAGGTTTTCATCGACAAGCTGGTGACGTGGACAAAAGAAAACCCAAAACTGACCAAGACTTTGGTCATGGGCGGGGTTGCCCTTGGTGCCATGGCCGTCGCTGGTGGGTTTTTGCTGACTGCTGCGGCTGGACTTATCGGCACGATGGCTGTTCTGCGCTTTGGTCTGGTGGGATTGGGCGCGCGGGCTGTTTTCGCCGGTGGTGGGCTTGCCAGCTTGGCAGGTCGATTTGGCATCTTGCGACGATTGCCGCGCTTCCGGCTTGCCAGCTTGGTTGCGCCTTTGCGTTGGGCTGCAGGTCTTATCCCTTCCATTCGTTGGGGGGCATTGGCCGGAAGCCTGCGCTGGTCTTCCCTGATTAGGCCACTTGCGTGGATTGGTCGCGGCGCGCTGCGCTTCATTCCGGTCATTGGTTGGGCTGTTCTTGCTGGTGAACTTGCGTGGCATCTGCTGATTAAGCCAATGGGGTGGGATGAATATTTGCCGTCCATTGATTGGTCACGGATTTGGGGTGCGTTTTCATGGGAAGGCTGGTTGCCTGAAGTCGATTGGTCCGAATTCATGTCAGCAATTGACTGGCCGGATTGGGTTGGTGATTTATCATGGCGGTCGCTTTTGACCCCATTGGCTTGGATGACCTTTGTTCCAAGATTGGCTTGGCGAACTTTCATGCCTGATATTGATTGGGGCTATTGGTTCACATTCAAGTGGGTGGACCATCTGCCTGACTGGTCTTGGGATTTCATCACTGAATTCGACATGGCCGGTCTAATTACATGGCCTGAAGCACCGGATTGGCTGAAGTGGCTAATGGGTCAGGAAGAAGAAGCGGCAACGCTTCCACGCCAACCCATGCAGCCATCTGTTTTGTCTGCGCCCGGATTTGAGCAATTGCCAGCTGAACAGCAGGCAGCGGCCCGCACTGTGATTTCTTCACGGTCGGGTGGTCTGCCCACTGCTGCCCACCTTCAGGAGTTGCGCGACTATGCGGCTTCTTTGCGTGAGGAAATCGCGGGTATTCAGGGTGATATTGACAACATCGGTCAGGGTCCAATGGCCTTTTCTATGGCGATGCCGCACCAGCAGACGATGGATGTGCGCAAGCGCGAACTGCAGGAAGTCGAAGCTGAACTGGTCGATGCTGAAGCCCGTTCAGTCACGCTGACTGCAGCGTTGCAGGTCTTGGATGGAACTGAAGCAACGCCTGAAATCAATGCTGCGTCGATTGACCGAGCGTTGGAAAAGGTGGCGCGACTGTCTGCGCAGCTGCGGTCGATGCCGGGCGCAAGTGCGGGTTCTGTTCCACCTGTCAGACCGGCTGGTGCAAGGGCGTTCGGTGGTTCGGTGCGGGCTGGTTTGCCTTACCGTGTAAACGAACATACGCCAAAATCAGAATGGTTCGTGCCTTCTGCATCTGGTGGCATCTTGAATGTTGGTCAGGCGCAGTCAGCGTTCATGTCGCATTTTGGTTCTGGTGGTGGTCAAGGTTCAGGCGTGGCGCGCGGTGCGCAGCGCGTTCGGTCTGCCAGCATGGCGGCTTTGGCTGCGTCTGCCCTTGTGGGTTCTGCAGCAGCTGCTGCTGCAGGCGGTGGTGCGTCTGGCAAGTCGATGTCAGCCCGTGTCGAGATTGGCAGCATCAGCATTGTTGCACCATCTGGTGTGTCTGACCCGGAAGGGTTGGTGGATCTTATTGAAACCCGTTTGGGTGAACGCATTTCTGCCACGTTCGCAGCCAGCTTTTCTGATTAAGGGGGCACTTGATGTCTGGACCAGTCACCATGGCCTTGGGGCCTTTCTTGTTCCGTGCGCATGGCTTTGGTTACACCGATGTCAGCCGCAAACTGGACACCACATGGGCTGAAATTGAAACTGCAGGGCGTATGAATGCCCTGCAGTGGACCGGCCCGCGTTCTGAAGTAGTCACCATCAATGGCGTGTTGTTTCCAGCTGAATGGGGTGGGGAAAGCACGTTGGGTGGCGTTCGTCTCGCTGCGAAAAATGGCCTTCCATTGATGCTTGCCAATCGGTCGGGTCAGATTTTTGGGATGCAAGCCATTCAAGGGGTCGAAGATGACAAAGCGTTTATGAACCGCTTGGGTCAAGCCGGTCGCATTTCGTATTCAATCAAGGTCAGGCAGATCGGTTCTGGCTTTTCACTGCTTTCGCTGTTGGGGATTATTTAATGCCGACCGTTCACATCACATCTGAAAATGACGCCTTGGATTTGATTTGTGCGCGCCACTACGGTCGCCAAGCGGGCGCAGTCGAACAGGTTCTGGACGCCAACCCTGACATCGCAGCGGTCGCGCATCACTTACCTGTAGGGTTGTCGATTGTGCTGCCTGACATCGCCACCGGCGGACAAGGTCAACAAACAGTGAGGCTTTGGGACTGATGACACATCCACGGGTTCTGGTGGACATTGATGGTGTCCCTGTGTCCGGGCTGTTCTTTGAACGTCTGGTCAGTCTTAACATCACCGACCGCGAAGGCATCCGGTCTGACACCTTGGAAATGGTGTTCAATGATGCTGCACCGCATTTTGCGAGTCCGCGACGTGGGGCGGTCGCACGGGTTACCATCTTGACCAGTTCAGGTGGTGGATTTGCTGGCGCCTATATCATCGACCGTGTTGACCATAGCTGCCTGCCTTACACCATCACGGTTGGGGGGCATTCCGCTGACCTGCGGTCTGCAATGAAGACAAGCAAGTCACGGCATTGGGATGCCACATCAGTCAAGGATATTGTCACTGAAATTGCTGGTGAATATGGGCTGGACCCAAAGATTTCAGATGCGGTTTCTGGTCACGTTTATCCATGGATTGGTCAGCAGGATGAATCTGACCTGAATTTTTTGGAGCGGGTGGCCAAACGTCATGGTGCTTTGTTTACAATTAAGAACGGCGCGCTTCTTTGGTTGAAGCGTGGTGCAGGTGAAACTGCTGACGGCACGTCTGTTCCTGCGGCTGTCATCATCCCGACATCAATGGTCGAAGGCAGTTGCCGCGTTTCTGAAAACGATGTGGACCGTTTTGGCAAGGTCAAGGCGTTTTATCAGGACCGGGGTGGTGCCAAGCGTCAGGAGGTCATCGTTGATGGTGACCCTGAAGCTGACGGTGAACACGTTATTCGTGAGCCCTTTGGTTCCAAGTCTGAAGCGCAGGCGGCAGCGACGGCCTTTGCGCGCGAAATGTTGCGCGGGCTGGTGAAGACATCGTGCGCGATTGTTGGGCGTCCTGCGCTGATGGCCGGTCAGCCGGTCACATATCTTGGTGTGCGTCCGGGCGTCGATGGGCGCGAATTCATCACTGAAATGGTGAAGCATAGTTATTCGAAGTCAGCCGGTCTGCGGACGGCATTTGAAGGAAAGCTGAAGGCGGAATAATGGTGTCATTGATGCACATTTTTAGTCACTGGGGGCTGTCATGGATGGCTTGACCAATGTCTTTCTGGATGAAGGGATATTGGGCGCAATTATTGTTGCTTTGGGCATCGTGGTTGTGACCCTTTATCGCCAAAATCAGGCATTGCAAAAGGAGGCGCGCGATACTTTGCGCGAAGTTATCCCTGCGATTGCTGCCTTGGATAAGGCGTTGGATTCCGTTCAGCGGGGTTCAATCAAATGAAACTTCCAAATTGGTTGAAAACCCGCACGCGGATTGCAACGGACAAGACGGTTGATGATTTGGCGAATGTGCGCGTCAGATTGGCCGAAAGCATCAGAGATTTAGAAAACGCAGTATCTCAAGCTGCCCGAAAAAGTGAGCAGCAGGATGCAGATTGAAATGAATGTTGTGACGGCTGGTGTCGTTGTTGTGATGATGTTGGCTGTTGCTAGGGGGTATTGGCACCTAATCGCAATTGAGCGTGGTAGTTGGGGATATTATATGGTGCGCGGGGTGCTTCTTGTGGCTTTTGCCGCTGTGATGCGGTCGGGGTATTGGGATTTTGCACAATTTCTTTTTGGTGAAAAGTGGTGGGCAGTTCGGACTGCCTTGGGCGGTCAGCGGTTTTCAACCGTCTTTAATATTCCGATGATTTTCGCGGCATACTATTTCTTGTGCAGCCGTTGGGTTCTTATTCCAGAAGAAGAACGGCACCGATGGCATTGGTGGAATGCTTGGATGCATCCCCGTGGGTTGTGCCTGCGACTTCGCGCGAAGCCGTTCAAATAGCTTCATGAAAAACAAAATCTAAAGATGAAAAAGCCCTGCGTTTGCGGGGCTTTTTTCATTTTCTATTCCTCAAGAAAATATGGAGGTGCAGATGCACATTTCTAATGTTCAGCAGCTGATGGCTGCGGTCGGTTGGTATGCGGGCTTGATTGATAATGACGCTGGTCCAAAAACTTGGGCGGCCATTTCCAAAGCAGAAGCGGTCGAACGTGGACGCTATTCAAAGAGTCCAGGGCGATGGTCGAAGAAGCGCCGGCTGATAGGTGCGGGTCAAGCTGCCCTTGCTGTTTTGGGTTTCGAACCGGGTGCTGTCGATGGGTATGATGGTCACAATACTGGTGAAGCGCTGGCTGCTTTTCTTAGTGAGCGCGCGGGCACATCGTCAGATGTTTCCAGAACGCCTTTGGTTGGTGTTCGAAGTCATCCAGCACAAAAGAAATTTCCGCTTCAGCGCGACATGGGCGAATTTTATGGGAAGGCGGGTGGCGCGCAATGCACTGCTGGAAAGGTAGACTTGCCGTTTCCTATGATTATCGCATGGAACCGTCGCCAGAAGGTGAATCGGTTTTCTTGCCATGAAAAGTTGGCGGCACCGCTGACATCAATTTATCGCGAAACCCTTTCCCATTATGGGTTGGTAGAGGTAAGGCGTTTAGAACTTGATGTCTTTGGTGGATGTTTTAACCACCGGAAGAAGCGCGGTGGTTCCACACTTTCAACGCATGCTTATGGTGCTGCAGTGGATCAAAACCCCGGAAAAAACCAGCTTCGGTGGGGTGCGGATCGTGCGCAGTTTGCGCGCGCAGAATATGAACCATTTTGGCGCATCGTCATGGAGCATGGCGGCACCCCTGCAGGCTATGCTTGGGGCAAGGACTGGATGCACTTCCAGTTCGCAAGGTTGTCCTGATGCTGAAGATATTTGGGAAGTTCGTCATCGGTGGCCGGTCAGGCAAGCGTGAACAGGCATGGGCGGTCTTCCTGCTGTGGTGCTTCGCGTTTGGTTGGGCTGCATTCAAGGAGGCGTCTGGTGTTCCTATGGACGGCACGCAAGCCATTCTGTCAGTGGCGCTGTGGCCGGTCATCGTGAACTTGGCTGCTGCCCATGGAATGGAATGGTTCAGCACGCAGACCACTTGGGGTGGCGCAGATGGTGGCCCGGAATGATGTCAATTGCATTGAAGTTTGGTTGGCGGTTGCTGACCAGTCGTGTTGGCCTTGCTGTCATTTTATGTGCTGGCCTTTGGACTTGGCATGTCATCGACAAGTCGCAGGCCATTAACAGCGCGCGTGATGGCTATGTTCTTCAGGTCGAATTGGCAGCAGCGCAGGCTGAATTGGCTGAACTAAGACGGCGCGCAGCGGTGGCTGATGATGCGAACCGCGTGCTGCAGGAAAAGGTGCAGGCATCAGAAGGGGAAGCCCTTCGATTTGCTGCCGAATTGGAGGCTTTTGAAAATGAAACTGACATCAACCCTGAAGGTGTTGTCGATGGTGACCTTCTGCGCCGCCTGCGATCAAACTGAAGCACGGCTGGACGCGGTAGGTGCCGACCGTGGCGCGCGCGCTGCAGAACGCACATTGCCAGCCTTGCCTGAAGACTGTCGTGCGCTGTCGCGCGCTGGTGTGCAGGAGGGTGACCGGCTGAATGTTGCTTTGCTGAAGATTGACCGGGCACTGACGCGGCAGAACATGCGCACCACGCGCTGTGCTGAATGGTTTGACCAGCTGCGCGCCGGGCTGCAGGGTTCACCACCTGAAGGTGCGCAATGACTGTCACCTTGGCGTTCTATAAGGGGCGCGGCAATTCTGTTTTCCAGCGATTTCAGGATGGCCTAATTCGAAGCGTGACGCGGGGCATTTACTCGCATGTTGAACTGATTTCAGGGGATGCGTTGCATGGACATCCTGCGGTCTGTCTTTCTGCGTCTGGTCGTGATGGTGGGGTGCGTGAAAAGATCATTCTGTTGAAGCCGGAAAGTTGGGATTTAGTCTCAATGCGGATGGATTCCAAAGCACCCTGTCAATTCATCAAGGACCACTTGGGCGCGCGCTATGACTATACCGGCCTGATGCTTTCGCAGGTGCTGGCGTTTGGTCGCCACGATCCTGACAAATGGTTCTGTTCGGAGATTTGCGCAGCAGCATTGGGACTTCCCAATCCGCAGCGGGTGTCACCGCAGTTCCTGTTTGATGTGGTGACGTGGAAGAAGGATGGGGTGCGCACGATCGGGTGAAAGCGTGGTCCACATTTCTGATAAGCTATTGTTTTGTTTAGGGCGGTTTGGACCATTTGCGTGGTCCACATCGCCCTTTTTTTTATCAAAAATTCTGGCTTATTTGTGGACCGTGTGGGGGCACCATTCTTTTATAAGGCATTTAAAACTGGAGCTATTCTATAAATTGATTGAATGCCAATGGTGCCCATGGGCTTTGGCAATCTCCGGGCCAAGCCGTACGGCTTCTGATACGCATTGATGCAACTGACGTTTGACTAGAAGGCGATGATGTCCCATGAAAAGCGCCTGATCATCCTCGTAGGGGTTTTCCAAAGTCTGATCATTGATTTGCATCAAAACACCCTTGCCATTGCACCAGCCGAAATTGAGGCTGTTTTTAAATTCGTCTGCATCCCTTCGACCTGAGCCAATGTGGCACATAGCGTCACGGACAATTTTTACCTGACCTGTTATGTCTTGGCCGGTAGGTAGATCATCGGTCCATGCAAGACGGTGACCTGCTTTATCTAGTATTCGCAACACATCGTGAAGGTTTATCAAAAGGTGAGCAGTAATAGCCTCACGCGCCCAACCGGGCTCAATCTGTCCGAGGTTCTGCTGTACTATGTCTAGGCATCTACGGATGCCTAAATTCAATGCGCTGATTGCGTCCCAGTTAATCGGTGCGGGCATGTCGGGCTTTTTAGCCATGAATAGTCAACTTTCGAAATGGATTGAATAATGAGTTAGAATTTGAAGTCGCGTTCAAGTAGCCATTCAAACGAATTGCTGCGGAAAGTGCTACCCTAATCAAACACCTTAATATTGAAAGTTTAAAGGTAGTCTTTTTTTGCAAGTTATTGATATATTCAAGGTCATTTGTAGCATGAACGCAGTCTTCAGCTGCTTCAGTCTATGCCGCTATTTACGGCCCAACTTATCTAGCCATTTCCAATCCTCATATTTGTCGCCTGTCTGTTTGATGTGGGTGTATCGCTGCAGTGAAGACCACGAGCGATGCCCGGACACGGCTGCAACCTGCGGAATCGTTTCACCGATTTCAAACAGGCGCGTGACACCTTCATGTCGAAGGTCGTGGAAGCGCAGGTCTTCAATTTCCAGAACTTTGCATGCCCGCGTGAACGCGGCGCTGATGGTGTCGCTGTGATACGGAAACACCATGGGCTTCTTCCTTGGCATCGCCAGTGCGATGTTCATGGCGGGGGTTGGTAGGTCACACCAAACGTCGTTGCCCACTTTGTCACCGGGGTGTTTCATGTCTTTGATGAAGACCCTGCCGTGCGTCTGGTCCAGCCCCTTCCAAGATACCCTTGTGATTTCTTCCTGACGGCGCGTCGAAAACAGCGCGAATCCTACCACGCGATGCATGGGCAGTGAATTGGGGCGGCGATGGTGCTTGTCTTCGAACATGGTCAGCAGCGCATCCAGTTCATCCAACGTGGGGCGGCGGTCGCGCTTCTTTGCTTTGCCGGTTATCCCAAGACGATTGCAGACCACGAACGCATCTTTCATCGCCTGCTGGTCCAGTGGGATGCCCCACGCCGGTCTGGCGACGGCAAAGATTGCGCCAAGGTGGGACATATAGTTTCCAACCGTGGCTGGTGTTCGTGTCGCACCAAGTTCCTTGGCGAACTGCACGATGTCATGGCTTTGTATTTCGTTGCAGTTCATCGACGCGATGTCATATTCACGGATGGACCGCAGCACCTGCGCCTTGGTGCGGCCAATTTCCCTGACGCTTTCGGTGATGTAGCGGTCAATCGCTGTCCCTAGTGTTCGGCCTTTGCTTTTGACGGCTGTCAGGTCTGCACCAGCAGCAGTGATTTCTTTCATCCGCTTTCTGAACCATGCTGCAGCTGAAGAATGCTTGTCAAAAGTTCGGGATTCGCGGTGTGCCCATTTGCCATTTCGCCTGATGTTGATTTGTGCAACATAAGCGATGGAACCATCTTGGCGTTTTCGTTCTATAATCTGGGGCATATCTGAACAACATTTTTGGTCAATTTGAACAACATGTCTTGTTCAGATAGTAAACAACGGGCAAAAACAAGCAAAAATGTGCAACAATGTGTGAAGCGAAGCGGAACGGGTCTTGAAAGAAAAGTCAACAAAATCAGATATTTGCAGGTCTGCAAGGCTATCCGTTGCACCTATGATGGACTGGACGGATCGTCATTGCCGTTACATGCACCGCCTTCTGAGCACGCAAACATTATTGTATACGGAAATGGTCACTTCGCCTGCGCTGGTGCGGGGCGGGGCATTGCATCTGTTGGACCATCGACCCTTTGAACATCCTTTGGCGCTTCAGCTTGGCGGTTCCGACCCTGCCGAACTGGCCGAAGCGTCGCGGATTGGCGCAGAGGCGGGCTATGACGAGATCAACCTGAACGTCGGGTGCCCGTCGGATCGGGTGCAGTCAGGTAGCTTTGGTGCGGTTCTTATGGAACACCCGGCGCTGGTCGCCAGCTGTGTGGCCGCGATGCGCCGTGCCGTCGATGTTGAGGTTACGGTGAAATGCCGCATTGGCGTTGATGATCAGGACCCTCAGATCGCTCTACCCGAGTTTCTGGCCCACATCGTAGGAGCCGGGTGCGAACGGGTAATCGTTCATGCGCGCAAGGCTTGGTTGAAAGGGCTTAGCCCAAAAGAGAACCGCGATATTCCTCCCCTAGATTATGAGATCGTCAAGCAGATGAAGGGACTTTTTCCGAACCTGCACATTTCGATCAACGGCGGCATTACATCCCTTGATCAGGCCCACGCGTTTCTGGATGCAGGTTTGGACGGCGTGATGATTGGTCGCAGTGCCTATCACAACCCAGCAGACATTCTTAGCCAGGCGGACCGACGTATTTTTAGCACCGGCACCGACACAACGGCCGAAGCGGTCGTAGAACAGATGCTTCCCTATGTGGATGCGCATATCGAAGGCGGGGGCCGCTTGAACCAGATAACACGGCATATGATGGGCTTGTTCGCAGGTCGCCCCGGGGCCCGCATTTGGCGCAGGTTGTTGTCCGAACAGGCGTCAACCCCGGGCGCGGATCGGCAGGTTCTGCTGGATGCACTTGATGCAATGCAAACACTGGCAGTGGCCCAAGAAGCCGTATAG